GTCGATGACATATTTGTCTCCTAAGAATGGCCCCCATTGCTGGGAGCCTTTCCGTATTACGAGGTCGGGAACGAACCGTAAATCGAGCGCCAGTTGTAGTACCCGAAGGAGTACCGCTCGTAGCCCTTGACCAACAGATTGTCCGTAACGAAATCGACCTGCATGTCCGTTTCAAACTTGACGCGCTCCATGTACGAAAGGCCGTCAATGTTCGTCAGCAAGTACCAATAGAAGGACGAGGTCAAGAAGTCATTGACCATGTAGCCTTCCGGCAGGCCGCCAGCCGTCGTAAGGATTGCGTTGACGTCGTTGTCTGCAGTACCCGGACGCAATTCCGTCTTCAGAAGACGAATTGCAACAGGCTCCAACTGCGGAGGAACGATCAACTTACGACCACGAGCGAAGACCTTGAGGTTCGCCATGTCGCGGAAGTTGGTGCGGATCGCAATCATCGCGTTCAACAACGTCGCCTCGTTGAGGTCAACGTCAGTCGTCGGCTTGTTCGCGATCGTATTGCCGTCGATCGGGTGAGATGTGCTGCACAAGGCAACACCGTCACCGCCGATATTCGGGTTATACGTCGTCGCCGTGTTGAGGATGTTCGCCGCGTAAATTTCCTTGGTCTGCTGGAAAGATTCAATCAGACCGAGGTTAGACGGGTGGAACTGCGTCTTGTACAAGTTGTCGTCAATCGCTTTGCGCGTAATCGCGTAACCGAGAGCGATTTCCGAGTGCTCTTGGTTGTACACGAAACGCTCACCAGCGCCGTTGTCGAACGACGTCTGAGCGCCTTCCGACTTCAACTGCGCGAGGCCGAGGTAACGCATTTCGGCGGTACGCTCGAGGGCGAGTTTCGAGTCATGCTTGGTGAAGATCTTGTCGTACTGAGATGGGATCATCTCATACTTGCCTTCTACACCACGAAGTCCCGGCAGCAGGAGGTCTTTAATAGCACTTAAATTAACGGCCATTTTTAGTTACTCCTTAGACGCCGTAGGACTGCTTCAGCATCGCATTGTTGAATGCAACAACGATGCGGTTGTAAGCAGAGGTGTAGTCGTTGCCGTTGATCGACTGAAGCGGGTTTGAACCGTCAGGCGTGTAGTTGGCAAGGGCGACAACGCGGAACGGGAGAAGCGGCTGATAGCCGCCCGGCGTGCTCAGAGAGTACTGATCCGCGTAGGCGGTCGAAAGACCCGTGGCAGTGTTGCCGTTGGTCAAGCCAGTAACCTGAGTGCCCGACGTGTTGTAGTAGTTGCCGTACACAAATCCGATGTTCTGGCCGATGTTGGCAATACCAACAGCAGATGACGTCGTATTCGAGTTGGCGGTCTGCACAACGAACTGAGCATTCGGGTCGTTGACCACGTATGCCGTGACGTTTGCGTTGGTGTTCGCATCCGAGCCCGGCCAGTAGTTCGACCAGACGGTGCGCTTCTGAGCGACCGACAGGTACTTGCAGCCGACAAAAATGCCAGCAACCGGAACGTAGATGGTGACAGTACCAAACGTGGTGGACGTGACCGAAGCCGGGCCCGCGTTACCGCTGCTGTAAATCGCAACAGCCGTCGTCGTGGTGGACGAGGTTACCGTGTAAACGCCGTTCAGCGTAACCGGAGCCGCGCCAGAGACAACAATCTGCGAACCAACCGGAGGAGCCCACGCATTCGGCGTAGACGGCAGCGTGCCGCTATTGGCCGGGGTGGCCGCCGAGAAGGTGATGGTCGCAACACCGCCAGCAGACGTAACAATGCCGCCAGTCAAGCCAGTCAACGTGACCGGAGCATATGCCTGCGTAATAAGGCCCGTGCCGACGCCCGTGGCGCTGGCGGCCTGCATTACCGGATCACCAAAGAAAATGCCGCCAGTGTTCGACGGCGAGATCGCCATCTGCACTTGCTCATAGGTCGGGAGCGAACCCGTACCCGTGTACTGACTAAAACCGAAAGGCGCTGAAGTATTCGCCATGACGGATTCTCCTTACAGGAGGCCATCATCGCGCACCGGGGCGATTTAGACCGGGGGTTTTCTGCAACTCCCACGCCGGGCAGGAGGTTAAGCGGAATTTACCCCTGCATATTAACAAGCGCAACAACACTAAAGAAAAAGCGCCCCGTAGGGCGCTTAAAAAGGCATTTACCGCCTATTATTCTGGGATTGGAATGGCTTCGTAGGATTTTTTGACGCTGGCAAGACTGCTGCCGTCGCTCTTCTTGCGCTGAAGCGTGCCATCTGGCGCCGAGTTCAACTGCTCTTCCTTCTGACGAACCTGCTGGCGGGCGCGCCGCAAGTCAGCGGCACGTACTTCGTCCGTAATCTCTTTCGGACGTTCCATCAGAATCATGCCTTTGCGCTCAATCACGGCAAAATTGCCCGTGCTGGGCATCATTTCAGGATGGCGATCGGCAGGAACGGCTTCCCATCCGTTACGGGCCAACTGGACCTGATACGCCGGATCTTCCTGCCCAAGCAGCAATTTGCGTTTCCATTCGTAGTCCCAGCCGTCCGGGATGATATCGAGAGGGATATAGAACTCGTCAGTCCCCTCGTCCATGGCGCCACGGTGCTCGCGCAATTCCGCCGCACGGCGGGCAGCGCGGTCACGCGGATTTTCGCGCAGTGGAGCACGCGGGATAGAGGCAGGCGCCTCCTCCTGAGCAAGGATGTCGTCAATGCTTTCGGACTCCACCTCGTCGATGGCTTCCATCAGGCGATTGTGCCGGGCTCTCTGGCGCTTTTCTTTCGGTGTTTCGGTATCCATAGTGATTCCTTAGTTCAATTTGCCTTCGCGCTGGAGAGCCAACTTGTTCTTGGCGTACTCCTGATCGGTCATACCCATCATCTTGGCCATCTCGCGCTCGTCCGAAGTCAAACGGACCACGTTAGAACGGCTTCCAGTGCCCGCAGTGCCGCTGCGCGAGACAGGGGCTGCTGGAGGTGCGGTACGGCGCTGCGTGACCTTGGCAGCGTCCGCAGAGGCGTCAGCGGCAGGCGCTGCCTCTTTGCGAACCCGCAAAGTCAGTTCAATCGAATCAAAATAGTCGTCAGTGTCGGCCGTCAGCCCGTCCGCCATTGCCAATTCGTGCGCCGCAATCATCTTGCGGTACAGATTGGGGTTGCGGGCGTACTCAGGGTGGGCGCGAACCCACTGCGCCGATCGAGGCGACAACTGTGAGGCCAACGCCTCTACCGGGTCACTCTGGACCGGGTCCGGCGCCTTCTGCTTAGGCGCCTGTTCCATCGCCTGCTTGCCCTGCTCCAACTGCAGCAACTTGGCAGAGTTCTCCGCCATGGTCTGCTGGATGTCGGCAGCGGCGTCATAGTCACCCGCAGCCATAGCCTGCGAGTACGCAGCCTTCAGGTTCTGCGTATTTGCCTTAACGGTGTCGATTGCGTTGTTGATCAGGTGCAGATTGGTGTCTGCAACTTCACTCTGAGCCTTAAAAGCGTTCTGCTTGGCCTCGTTTGCCGCCTTTTCGGCTGCAATACGCGCCGCACGCTCGTCTTCCAACTGCTTTTTCAGCGCTTCAATGCCATCTTCGGGCAAAAGTTCAGCCTTTTGAGGCGTTTCTTCGGCCTTTACGACCTCAACTTCGTCCTTTTTGACGTCTTTTTCAATCGGATCGATCTCAATCTCAATCTGTTCCGGTTCATCAGCCATGATTGCCCCCTTACCAGACCAAATCTGGGTGTGAAACACGTCCGCGCACGTTCTCATCCTTCAGGATGCGGCACAAAATGCCGTTAACAGTGATGCTCCAGCCGTCTGAAGGACGAAAAACGATCCAATCGCCCGTCGTAACGCTGACGTCTTTGAACCAAACACCGCTGTCATCGACAAAAGCATCAGGTCCAACCTTCAAAATGAGGCCAACCTTGCTCTGATGGCGGTCTTCGTTGCGGTGCTGGTCCGGCAAAACGATGCCGCCCTTGGTTTTTTCCGGCCGGATGTAGACGGCACACAGGATCTGATTGTGGTACAGGTCCAAACCGTCGATCGAGCCTACGGCTTTGATCAGATCTTCTTTCGGGTCGGTATCGTGTTGCATAGGTGTATGCGGCATAGGTACTCCAATTACAATTTATCGACTATAGAGCGGGCTTCATCGCACAAATCGTCAAGTTTACGCCACGCCGCGAGTTGCCCCGTGAGGTGTTTGTAGTCTGCGATTTCGTGAATACTTGCGCCTGACTTGAGGATTTCGGTCAAGCGTTCAATCTCTTCTTGAACCAATTTCTTCAATTCGTATTCAAATCGAATGCTGATCGTTTGCATAGGTAGGTCCAATCAAAAGGGCGGCCATTTCTGACCGCCCTTATATCATCAAGCAGGCTTCAGGCCGTACGCCTTAACCTTTTCAAGCCGTCCCTTACCGCCACCCGAAGCGTGGTGAATCGGGTAGTGAACCCGGCCACCGCGCTTGCGGCCCATGGCGCCCGGAGGCGGAGCCATGGGCGGAGCGCCAGCGCCCGGAGGCGGCATCGGAGGGCGCATGCCGCCCGGCGGCATGCCGGGAGGAACGCCCGGGGGAACGCCCTGATGAAGACCCCCCGCAGGCGGCGGGGGCGGCATCATCCCGCCTGCCGGAGCCTGATGACCGCCGTGCGGCGCGATGACGATGTTGATGTTCGTCTTCTTGGCGCGACCGCCGTGCTTGCGGGCGTGACGACCGCCAGTCGGG